TGAATATGAGCTATGAACAGGTGCTCAAGCACTTCGAAGGGTCTTACAACGGTGAGTCCGAGGCGCTGAATCCGGCGGTTGATTGGTTTTTTTGTTTGGGTTAAGGGCACTTACTATCTTGTGCCCTTTTTGTTGTTCTGTTTTTACGTTAAAAGTAAAATATTCGGGTATGAACTACCCACGCTCAAAACACAGCTATCCCGACTCAGATTTGATCAACGCGACCGCTTTGCGGGCGTATCTCGATGTGTCCGCCCCGGCGATTTCGAAGGCTACCACGAATGGACGCCTTGACACTTACGAGAACTCCAAGGGCAAGCGGATGTATCACCGCATTTTGAGCGTCCGGCAGTTCCGCGAGAACCGTGACCGTCGCCATGTGACTACACCCACGCAGGGCCAAAAGCGCATGGGCTTCGACAACCTGACCGCTCAGGCCGTTGCGCACGATTCTTCTTTTGACGTCCTGGATGAGAGTCTTTTGGACGACTCTGCGTCGTTGGAAAAAGCTTTGGCCAACAGAGACGACTTGGCGGTTGCCAAGCAAGAGAAAGAGAAGCAACTGGCTCGCCTTGCAAGGCTCAAGGCTGACGAACTTGAAGGCCGTCTCGTCGATAAAGCGAAAGTCGCCATCAAGGTTTACCAGATCGGGGCTAACGTCCAGGAAAAGATTATGACTGTTTACTCATGGCTCGCGCCTGAGATCGTCGGGTACTTCCGAAACTTGATGGTTTCTTCCGGGATTGAAAATCAGAAAGTGATAGACCTTACCGCCGATTCTTCGCACGAAATCGGCGAAAAAATACGCAAAGCATGCTTGCAAGCTCTCAAAGACTTGACCGACAAGAAAGAGGATGACATTCTGGATGGTTAAGCAGGGGGTGAGTACATCGCCTGTACTTGAGGCGAACGTCGATTTGGCGGCTGACAATCTGTTGGCCGGTCTTCGACCGCCTCCGGACATGACCATCAGCCAGTGGGCCGAAGAATTCCGCATCCTTTCAGGTAGTGCATCGAGCGAGCCGGGACATTGGAGCAATTCGAGGACTCCTTACCTGGTCGAAATCATGGATGAGCTTTCTCCGCAAAGCGACGCTGAGGACGTCGCTTTCATGAAGGGCTCGCAAATTGGCGGGACCGAAGTCCTAATCAACACACTGCTGTACTACATCAAGCATTGTCCGTCACCTATCGGTGCGTTCCAGACGACGGAACAGACTGCCAAAAGGTTCCTTAAGCAGCGTCTGAATCCTGCATTTGCTGCAATGGGTATGGATGACATCTTTTACGGCGACGAGATGTACCTGAAAGAATTTCCTGGCGGCGTGCTTGTCGTTGGATGGAGTAACAGCCCGTCGAATTTCCGTTCCGCCCCATTCCGGATTTGCCTTTGTGACGAAATTTCGGAGTGGAACAAGGATTGTGGCGGTCAGGGTGACCCGTGTGAACTTGCTAAGCGACGTACTACCAATTTTCCTCGGAAAAAACGGTTCTGGAACTCTACGCCTGGCATCGACGGCGAATGCAACATTACGGAAAAGTTCAGGATTGGCGATCAGCGGCATTACCAGGTGCCGTGCCCGCATTGCGGTGAACTGCACAAGTGGCAGTGGGGCAATGTCGTGTGGGACAAGGACGAAGAGGGCAACCACAAGCCGCGTACCGTGCGGATGAAGTGTCCGCATTGCGGCAAGGAGTACGGCGAGCATTACAAGACTGAGCTGCTGGCTCAAGGCCAGTGGGTTCCAGAAAATCCGAACGGAGCCTATCCGAGTTTTCACATCAACGCGCTTTACAGCCCGTTGGGGTGGTATTCCTGGGAGGACGCCGTAAAGGACTTTCTTGAAGCTCAGGGCGACATCAACAAGATGAAGTCGTTCACCAACAACGTACTTGGCGAGCCGTTCAGCATCGACGGCGGAATGCAGGTGGACCAGTTCGGGCTTATGGAACGTTGCGAAGATTATGATGCGGAAGTTCCTGAAGGCGTCCTTGTGCTTACGGCTGGCGTTGACACTCAGGATGACCGTCTCGAAGTTGAAATAGTCGGCTGGGGCGTCGGTCTCGAATCCTGGGGAATCACGAACAGAGTCTTGGTGGGTGATCCGTCGCAGCCTGCTGTATGGGAGCATCTTGACAACATTCTGAAAGCCGGTTACATCAATTCGGAGGGCAACAGGATGTATGTCGCATCGACATTGATTGACGCTGGCGGTCACAAGACAGACTACGTTTATCGATTCACCGCTCAGCGCGAGTGGCGCAACGTTTTTGCCAGCATCGGTAAAGCCGGAATAGGCAGACCTATTGCCTCAAGGCCTCGCGAAACGAAGAAGTCGGCGACGATTGGCGCAAGCGTTGTGCCGGTCGGTGTCGATACGGCAAAGGATCAGCTTTTCGACTGGTTGACGAAAGAGCGTGTCTGTGCGGGCTATTGCCATTTCCCGCGAAACGACGAGTACAACAACGAATTTTTCGCGCAACTAACCGCCGAGAAGCGTGTCAAACACTATGTTCGCGGGAATCTTGTTTGGGGTTACAAAAAGACGAGAGAGCGTAACGAAGCCCTCGACCGTCGCATCTATGCCCGTGCTGCACTTGACCTCATCGGCGTGGATGTGGACGCAATGGCCGAAAACGGCTTGAAATTCTTGCGGAACGTGTCTGAGCCGTACGTTCCGGAAAATCAAGGACGTAGAACAATCAGCAGTGGGGTAAGCGTATGAGCACCATCAATTGCAGTTTGCAGAACTTTGCGAAAGCTCTGGACAAAGAACTCAAAAATGACATAAAGCAAGTCCGTTATGCAGCGTCGCGGGCCATCAATAACGTGGCTTTCAAGGCTCGTTCCAACTTGATAGCCTCTTACAAGCATAGCTTTGTTGTCAAAAATACGAATCTTCCGAACGCTACGACTGTCCAAAAGGCGACAAAAGAAAATCTTACGGCTGAAATCTCTTTCCCTAAAGACTGGATGTACATCAACACAGTTGGCGGCGACAAGAAGCCTGAAAGCAGCAAAGTGCTCATGGTTCCGATCGATGGCGGTGACCTCAAGGATTTCAGGACCTCAAGCGGCAAGATCAAACAGTCGAAAAAACCGGCGAGCCTTTTGCAGTATCACAACGAGCATCCGAAAAAAGAAAGAAAAAGGGTGGCGAATCCCAAAGCGATACTGCTCGAAAGCGAAAAGACGGGCCAGACGCTTATCGCCCGGAGAAGCAAAGAAAACCGAAAGCAGATGGATTGGCTGTATGTCGGCGTTCCTGTCGCGGACGTCAAGAAAAAATGGGACTTTGACGAAATCGTCCGGAAAACGGCTGAACGCAACCTCGAAAAAGAATTTTCGAAGGAACTGGATCGGGCTATGAAAACTGCAAAATAACTTGTGACGAAATTGTAGAAAACCGGAACGAATAGAATTACTTTCCCGACTATGGCAGCACTGCATCCAATAGAATTTTGTCAACAGATGGTGAACGAGTACCAGCACGCTCTTTCGAAGGTGCTTTTGGGCCAAAGTTACTCCATAAATGGCCGCGCACTCACCCGAGTGAACCACGACGAAATTTTGGAAGGCCTTAAATACTGGAATGACGAGCTTGCTAAGGCCAAGGCTGCCGCCGGTGGTGACGTCGGCACTATCCGATGCCGGAGGGTGATTATTCATGGCTAATTACAGCTCGACTATCCCGTGGCGTGGTGCCGATTTTATCGGTGACGCCCTGAAAACTTTTCTGTATTCTCGCGGTTCCGCAGATGCCGATTTAGCCGAAAGTCGCGATGTCCTTGAATACCGTTCCCGTGCGCTGTACCAGAATGCACCATTTGCGGGTGCTGCTGTCGATACGAAGGTTATCAACGTTGTCGGTTCCGGCCTTTCGTGCCGTCCGGCCCCGAAAAATGAATTTTTGAGCGATGTTCCTGAGGAAAAGATAAAGGCTTTTGTAAAAAAGGCCCGGGGGCTTTTCGAACTTTGGGCGGCGTCGAAAGATTGCGACGCCATGCGGGACCTGAACTTCTACCAGATGCAGGAACTTGTAATGAAGACGAAGGCAATCTGCGGAGATTGCTTCGCTCTGAGATGCTGGCACAGCGTGCCATCTTCTTCATTTGGTCTTTGCTACAAGCTTCTGGAAGGGAACCGCTGCCGAAATCCGTATGACAAGTTCGATACAAGGGAACTTGCGATGGGCGTGGAAAACGACAAGGATTCCGTGCATGTCGCTTACTGGTTTACAAAGTATCCGGATTACGATGTCGGCGGTTTGGGCCGTTATTGGGAATCGGTCCGTGTTCCGACTTACGACGCTTTCGGTTTCCGGAATGTCGTGCATGTTTTCAAGCCTGACCGCCCGAACCAGCGTCGCGGAGTTCCTTGGCTTGCTCCGATCATCCCGATGATTAAGCATCAGGAACGATTCCAGGACGCGACGTTGATTAATGCGATTGTGCAGTCGATGTACACGGTGTTCATCAAGTCTTCGGAATCTACGGTGCCGAACAACTTTACCGGGAATGTCCAGGGAAAAGAACGCGTTACGCCTGCAACCGGCCCGAAGGCTGCAGCCGAACTTGCGGCTGGAAACGTAGTCGAGCTTGGCAAGGGCGAATCCATCGAAATTGCCGATGCAAAGAGACCGAATTCTGACTATCGCGATTACATGCGCGAAGTCTGCATGGAAATGGCTTCTCGCCTGAATATGAGCTATGAACAGGTGCTCAAGCACTTCGAAGGGTCTTACAAC